TCTAAAGAAAAAGGAAATCTTACTGCTACAGATTGGAGAAAAAACTATAGAACATTCGGAACTAATGAAAACAGGTCGGAAAGAATCATAAATTTAATGAACTCTATTAAAAGACAGCCACAGTTTCTATTAAATAAAAATAAAGATATTTTACAAAGAGGTATTTTAACATATAATGAAAATGAAATAAATGTTGCTGAGTTGAGTAAGAAAGTAGGAGAAATACTCAATTCCACCTTTGATGTTGAAGGAACCCAATACAATGCTATTGAAATACTGGTTTATTGTCATACTACTGTTCATGGTAAAGAACCCGCTAGTATGGTTAATCGACCACAAAGAAAAGAGGAAATGTTAGGAGCAATGTTTGGAACACAAGGTTTTGATGCCGGAACTGAAATAGATTTTAGAAAATACCTACCTAAATTTAGAACGGCTATTCGTAATCTAAACAAGATAGATTCCGAGAAAAAACTTTTAGAAGATAGACTAAAGGAACTAAAAGACATTTCTGAGGATGATGAAAAAATTATCGCTAATAAAATTAGAAGACTACAACAAGGACTTAATGAATTAATAAACACAAAAAGGTCTAAAACCAAGAATAAGGATGATAAAGTAAAACAACTTCTTGCTCAATTAAGAGATATAACAGATAAGAATAATCAAGATAAGTACATTAAAGAAGCCAAAATAGACTTTATGGATAAAGTAGAAGAAGAAACTACAAAACTAAATGAACTCATAGAAAAGGCTAATTTTGTTAGTGAAGCAAAACCAATCATAGAGCGATTAAGTAGTCTCTTAGGTAAACTAGATAGAGAATCTACAGTCTCTAAAGATGTTAAAAAGAAAATAACCAGTGCGGTTGTAACAGGGGTTAGAATGGCTAAAACATTAAATCAACTAGTTAAGGACTTTGATAAATTGGAAGATAAATTTAGAAAAGGACTTAAGGATTATATTGAAAGTTCGGGAACTGTACAATTATCTAGTGGTTTTGGTTCAATAACTTTTGATGAAACCGCAATGGTGTCTTCGGATAGTATGAAATTTGTTAATACTTACAAAGAACTAGAAAATAAATTAAACATTATAGAAAATATGTTGGAGTGATTGAAATGACATGGGATTATTATGAAGAAGGAAAAGAAATACTTTTCAAAGAAGAAAAGAAAAAAAGCCCCAAAAGAATACTAGATTCTTTAGATGCTAGGGGAAGAAAAACCTTAAAGAAAACTCTACAGGCGGCTGAACCAACAGAATTTTTTGGCCAAGATTTTACTAAATTAGGGGATTTAATTAACTCTTTAAAGGAATTAGATTTAATGAAATCGGATAAGAAATTGACTAAAAAAATGAAATCAATGGATGAGCGCAACATTGATATTGTAGCCACGGCTACCAAACTTCGTAAGGAGTATGAATTATTGTATCGTCAGTTACGAGACTTAGTATATCCTAGCGGTAAAAAGGAGAAATTACAATGACACAAGAACGAACAATAAATGAAGAAATGCTAGAAATAGTTAAGGCACTAACTGAAAAAGTAGAAGCATTAGAAAAGACAATTTATGCTAAAGACAGCCTACTCATGAAAGCAGGATATGTTGTTACTGATAGTCCTTCTCCTGTTGTTACTACTACTATTGGTGGAGAATCATCAATAAATAGTGTAGCCAATATGGATTGGAGCGACATTCACAAAATGGTGGAAAAGGCAGGTGGACAATAATGCCCGAAAGAGTAACAAAGGAAGAAAGAAAAATAAGCATGGCTATAGAAAAGGCTAGAAACGCTAAAGAAATATTATACCAATCCTTAATGGATAATAATAGAAGCGAATTGAAAGATGAATCCGAAGCAGTAAAGGTAACAAGGCCAAAAGCAGAAAATGTAAATCTAGAAATGAAACCGCAAGGAAAACACTCCGGCTTTGGTTTAGATAGTCACGCTACTGCGGGTGACAGTTTAAAGAAAAGTAAATTAGACAACTAATTATTTTAGGCAGGGAGTCATTTTGAAATTAGACTCTATTGAGAAGGACAAACAACCTTCGGTAGAAATACTTAGATTATTTGAAAAAACTAGAGTAGCCTATTTATCTGCTAGAGCCGACCCCACAGAATACGGGGCAAGATGGTCTAAAGCAGTAGAAATGGTTATTGAGGGATATGAAAAGTTAAACCCAGTAGGTAAAGAACTTAAGAGATTTATTGATGAAGAAGATTTAAAAAATAAAGACACTAAAAATCCTGAAAGCATCAAAGCCCAAAAATTATTTGAAGATATTAAACTCTTAAGATACTCTTCAAAAATTGTAGCCGACCCTTTTGCTGATATGTTCAAAAACAATGTTCTTGAAGAATTATTAAGTAATCCGGAGACTATGGTTAAATTCGTACATTATGCATTAAGAAGCGATAATAAAGCCCTTTCAAAGGATATACTGGCAATAAAAGACATGCAAAGTGACACAATAACGCAGGGTCTTGAGGGATTAGACCTAGAGGCAGACGACATAGGACTCTATATTATCGAACATTATGGGGATGACAAAGATTCCAAAGAAGTTGAAGGTAAGGTAAGTGCCGCTATGGATATTCTACAAACCATTTACTTTTCTAGGAATGATAAAGAAGACTGGGAAGACTTGAAAGACATCGAAAAGAAAGGAGTAGAAGAAACAGAAAAAAAATCTCTCTCACACTTTATTGTACCTAACAAACCAATGTATAGAATTTTTGACATACAAGATATAGAACAATTGAAGGGTTTTAGTGGAGACTGGTATATTCAAGAAAAGTATGATGGAATGAGAGTTCAATTACACAAACTAGACGGTACTGTAAAAATATATTCTTACAATGAAAAAGACATCACAGATAAGTGCAAGGCACAGGTAGAAGAACTAAATAAAAAAGAATATGGGGATTGTATTCTAGATGCTGAACTTATACTATTTGATGATGAAGAAGCACTACATAGAGCAGACACTATCGCCCATGTTTTCAAGAATAAATATAAAGACGCTAAACTAAGATGCCATGTGTTTGATATAATGAGACACGAATCCCAAACCTTGACAGATGAAGAATTAGAAAACAGAATGACTATTCTATTCAATAACTATTCTGCTAAGAGTGGACAAGCAATTGCGTACCCATCTAAAAAAGATACTAGACAAGCAGACAATATATCGGATTTAGAAAAATATGCAAAAGAAATGATGGAAATACCGACAGCAGAAGGAGTAGTAATAAAAGACGCTACTTCTACTTATTATATTGGCACTAAAAAGAATCCTAAGTGGATAAAGTGGAAAAACTTTGTTGATTTAGATGTAATAGTGTTAGATAAAAATAAAACGAAGAGTAATTTATTTTCTTACTCTGTTGGTGTCGGCCCCATTTTAGAAGAAATTGATAACCTAGTAAAAATAGATGGTCAAAATTATATGAATGTAGGAAAAGCATTAAACACTAAAATTAATGTCGATGTTGGAGATATAATAAGAGTGAAGGTAGACGAAGTTAAGAAAAAAGGTGAAACTTACAGTTTATTTTCAGCAAAAGTAATAGAAGTTCCGGAAGTAGAATATCCCGATAAACCTATCACCTTAGAAATGCTTTCTCAAGACACAAAAAAATCTCTTAACTATGATGTAGTCGCTTTAGAAAAGGGAGTTAGAGTAACTGACCATATACACGGAGAAACTACAATTATAGCAAAATACGATACTAGTGGTTTTGTTTTATATGGTTTTGAAGAAAATAATTTAATGTCTAAGAATGCTCTTAACGATTTAGATATGTGGAAAGACCAAGCAGAAAATATCATGAAAAATAAAAATAATGATTTGGCTTTAATTATTTATCATTATCTTAAACCTAAACCTAAAACAATAAAGGAAACGCATGAGTTTTTAACAAGAAAACATCCTTCGCTTTATGAAGATACACTACAGGGGAAAGAAACTTCTCTTGCTAATTTTGTACCTCAAAGAGATGGTTTAGAGAGAAATGGGAAAAATCTCTTAGTAGACCCTAGTAAATTACTACAAGAAGATACTATTACTAAATCTACTATGAGGGCTGTGTTAAAATTAGCAAATCAAGGTGGGAAACCTATGAGTAATGTTCCAGTTACTATTGAAAGGCAAAAAGAAATACCTATGGTATCTATGCTTAGTGATGGTTCGGAAGATAAGTGCTGTAATGAATTAAAACAAAAAATAGTTACTTTTGCTGAAAAATATATTAATGCATCCGAGAAAGATTTTCAGAGGATATGGGATATGATAATCAAACTAACTGGAAATACAGATGATTCATTTGATGAAATGGTGGATGGTCTTCCCAGTTTTCCGGATATAAAAAATATAGAGGAATTTGTGGCTAACAAACTAGCATATGAAAAAATGAGAAAATACCTTATGGGGTTTTATACCGAACGCCTATTAGAAATGCCATGCGACGAGTTGGTAGAAAACCTTAGAGTACAAAGAATTCCGCTTCAAATAAAAACCTTTATTGAAGAATATGATAAATGTAGCACAGGATTTGGGTCGGATTTTTCCGATAAGTATGCTATGCTAAAAGCCTATAAAACGCCTAAAGAATACAGGAATGGTAAATTTAAATTATATGATAGAGAAGACAGTAATGTTTCTTTAGGAATATTAGTTGGTGGTGAGTCTATGTTTTGGACTATACAATTAGACGATGAAAAGGAATTGTTTGACCTATTTGGTGCGGCAGGAAAATACCCTGCTGAAGTCTCTAAAAGTCTAGAACAAGGAAAAGTGATTGATTCCGGAAATATCGAGTTAGGAGTTCAAAGAGACGGATATCATGAATACTTCTTAAAAGGAAACAAATTCGAAACTAAACTACATATTCGTTATTTGCCCGTACAAGAACAAAAGATGTGGTTAGCGTGGACTGGATATAAACAAGAACCTGCTGATACTGATGGAGATGAAGGCATTTGGAACATATATGAAGATAAATATGCTAAAACTGCCCTACCTGAATAAAAAAATAGTGTGTTCTTTATATACTCGATGTGATAATTAGGAGTTGAGAGGAATGTCGTCTGCGGTATTGACAAACAGCACAACAGATTTCAAGATTCTTAAAAGCGATAATTTAATGATTGGTGGTTATGCAAGCATTGAAATCGTAGACAAACAAAATGACTTAATCACACTCAAAGCCCTGAATGAAGCAGTTAAAAAATACATGGAGAATCCGAAGTTTAGAAATGTAATGACAAATCATTCAAATGTTCAAGTAGGCGAAGTAGTAGAATCATATAGAGATACAACAGGGAGATTGTGGAAAACAGAAGTAGATGATGTTGGATTCTTTGTTGTAATTAAATTAAGAGAAGATATAGAAAAAGCCAAAGAAATAAACAGAGGCATAAGGAAAGGTTCGTTGAGGTCATTTAGTATTGGAGGACAGGCTTTAGAAAAAGTTAAAAAAACCCATAAGGAATTAGGCGACTACAACGAAATAAGTAAACTAGAATTACATGAGGTAACAATTTGTGAAAAAGGAATAAACCCAGAAGCACGATTTGATATTTTAAAACAAGACAAAAAAACAAAAACAAAAACAAAAACAAAGGTGAAAGATATGACAAGAATAGAGAAAGCATTGGAAGAATTAGACGCATTGATGGCTGAAGTTAATACTCTCCGTAAGGAAGAAATGACAGACGAAAAAATGTTAGATGACGAAAAGATGTTAAACGAAAAGATGATGGAAGACGACGGAAAAGAAGCGGCTATGCCCCTAGATGAAGAAGAACAAAAAGGCGATTATAACACTGAAGAAATGAAAGCCGTTGTTTCAACTCTAGATGGTGCAGGTGTAGAAATTGGTGAACCTGCTGATAGAGTAATAGTTACTGGTGGAAGACCAAAAGCAAGTGATTTGCCAGTTGTTAAAGCATTTAACAATACTGAACTAGAAACGCTTGATTTGACTGTTGGAAACATTGAGAAAGCATATGAGGCTTTCCGACAAGAACAACTAGAAAAATTGGCTTACAGTAATCTAGAAAAGTCATTCGCTGACAGATTTGCTTTAGAAACTTCTAGTCGAGAAACAGTTATAGCAAAAGCAAATTATGATGCTCAATCCGAAATCGCCTCACTAAAAGACGAATTCGTTTCTCTAAGAAAGTCTTTGACAGCAGAGAAAGATTCAATTATTAAGGCTCAAGAAGAGTCAACAATTGCTCTCCCCACTATGGAAGAACTGGCTGAAATGGATTGGTCGGACATCCACAAGATGGCCGGAGGATTTAACTGAGGTGATTTAACATGACAGGATATATAAATACAATAGCAGACCTAGAAGCACAAACATACGGATTAGGAACCATGGGTTCAGTAGGAAATGACCTACTAAAAGCACAAGGTGGAATTAGTGGTATTCATACCGCATTTAACCACGGACATGCAGCAGCAACCCCAAGTGGTCAAAATGCAAATCTATACAACATCATGTATGGACAAAAAGTTTGGTCAATGTTGAACAGAGAATGTAATGCACTATCAGTAATATCAAAGAGGCCATACACTTCAAGCGGTTGGAGAGTTTTAGCAAAGAGAGCCGGTGGCGGAAGCGGAAACTCCCTAGCAATTACTGGAAATGCTGCACTAAACGATGCACTATATGGTGGAGATATTCTAAGAGCAGACCGAATTGGTGGTGTTCCGGAAAATGCAAGTTTAAGCAATCAAGCAGATGGTTTAATGTCAATTGCTCCTGAATATGACTTACTAAACACAAGTCCTAAAATTATTGCTCATCAATTTGAGTTCAGTGAACTTGCTATGGAAATGGCCGCTATTGATGACGGAATTGGTGACATTAGAGCGCAATTGAGAGAAGATATGGGTAAGCACCATTCGGAAGTTCAAAACGCTATGCTAGTAATGCCACTTGAACATTATCAAGATGTTACTGCTGATGGTTCTTCAACAGATGTAATGGAAAGAAACTATACTTCTCTAATGAAGATTATTTCAAGCCATGCTGAGTTGACAGAAATGGCAGCATCAAGTGTTACAGGAACTCTTAGTGCTGATATTAAAGACCTTTATGGAAAGACAAGAGCAGGTGCTTCATTCCTAGATGCTCAAGTTTCTTTTGGTGCAGGTTATTTGTCCGGTGAAGCCCGACAATTAACTCTAACAGTTTTGAATGCACTACTAAGAGATATTAGAGTAGCCGGTGGTTCTCCAAAGGTTATCCTAACTGGATATGATACTCTACAAACTCTAAGTGATTTGCTACAAGCCCAAGAAAGATTCATGGACAGAAAAGAAATCGTACCAACAGTAAATGGTGTTAGAGGTGTTAAGGGTCAAGAAGTAGGATTTAGAGTTTCTACATACTACGATATCCCATTGATTCCTGTAGCGGCTATGCCTTCTACTGGTATAAACAGTTCTTGTATCAGTGATATGCTTGTTCTAGATACTGACCATCTATGGTTATCTGTTATGAAACCAACTCAATACTTTGAAGACGGTATTAGTAACGGAAACCCATTCGGTGTTGGAAACCTTGGAAACAAGGCTCTATACCGAACAATTGGTGAGATGGCTTGTTCATACTTCAAGGGTCAAGGCAAAATTACAAACCTTCTGTGAGGCGATTTAAGTGACACACACTGTAACACTTTTAGCCGACCATAAGGGCTATACAAAACCAAAGGTTGTAGGAGACGAATACCTAGTAAGGGCTAAAATTAATCTTACTGCCTATAGAGATGCAGCAGTAACTAGTACGGTTAATCTAGTTGATTCAGCAGAAACCATTACTTTTGCTAGTGGTACTGCTTTGACACAACCTGTAGTCGGTAGGCACATTACTATTGGTAGTGCCGCTACTGGTGGAAATGATGGAGTTAAATTAGTAACTGCTTCTACTGCTACTGTAATAACTGTAGCAACTAATGGAATCACAGCAGACGCTACTAACGATGAAATTACAATTACCCCAACTTACGAACTTTTGACAGCAGCAGAACTAGGGCTATCTACTATAACATCTATTAGAGTGGTAGGGCAACAATCACTAATACATCTATTTACAGAAGTTGTTGGTGGTTCCGGAGACACTACTTTAGCAGATACAACCACTAGAGAACTCGGTGCAACTGTTATGTCTACAGGCGCTAATGCTGCTGTAAGTAACTTGGGCTTTGTTGTAGTGGAAGTTACTGGAAACCTTTGAGGTGTTCTTTTGGCAATAATCAAAATGTCTAAAACGGCAAATAGACCAAGCGTAGTTCTACAAGGTATTGTCTTAACTAAAAGAGATTCTCTAGATGAAGTAGACCCATTTACAGCATTAACGCTAAAGGGCGACACTAATCTAGAGATTCTCTTCACAGAGGATGATAGAGAGGCAATTTCGGAAATAGACCCCGAAAAATTTGCCGTAATAACTAGAGTATTGGGTGCTAAGATAACTACACATGCTGAATTGGAATCTCTTTTGTTGCCTCCTAAACCTGTTAAAAAAGGAAGGAAACCAACAGCAAAGAAACCAAAAGCAACCAAAACCAAAGAAGATTAGACAATAATCTTAAATGGTATTGGCATTGTAGTTCCTTTCAACGGAGTAGATAAAATGTCCTGTAGAAGTAGTGGTGTCCTAACGGCGAGTGCAATAGTTAGTGCAGATAGATGTAAATTAATATCTATACATGCACAATTGACCGGAACTAACCCAACATTGGTTAAGGTTTTTGATAATGTCGCCGCAAGCGGTAAAGAATTAGCAAGAATAAATCTAGTTACTTCAAAAACAGATACCATTGAATTCGACATGCATGGAGTCATCGCAAGCACTGGACTATATTTAGAAATAGCCTCTAGTACAGGGACAGGCGCAGCAGTTTCCGTTGAATTCGCTTGAGGTGTTATAATGGCAGTTTTAAATAAAGATACTAGGCTAGTAATGACTATACTCTTTGTAGGAACTTTAAGCGGGGCAAATGTATTTGCTTATGCTAAATTCGGAACAGGTTTTCCTTATGGGGCATTAGCCCATTCTGTTTTATTCGGGCTAGGAACCATTGGTGCAATTATGGTTATGAAAGCAATATTCGATTTAGCCTTAAATGATAAAATAGAGATGTGGCTACTTGATAGAAAGATATCTGCCTATTGGGAAAGAAAGGCTAGAGATGAACAACAGAGGGTAAAAATGCGAGATAGTGCTAGACAATATAATACTAACTTTTATGCAAATGAACCATCGGAAGAAAATACAGTTGGTAATGAATTTTTAGCCGCACTTCAATGAAGGTGGTTAAATGGTCTTTGGCGACTTAATGGGATTCTCGGACTCCGACTATGCCTATAATCAATCTAGAGCGCATTCTGCTGATGTCTTCTTTTTGAAAATGAGAGCATGGTTTTGGGGTTCTTGTGGAGCATTGTCTGCTTTTTTAATTGGTAATATTATGGGAGTCTTTGACATAAATATAATGGGTTGGATTATTGACCGGCTACAGGATATTTGGGGGCATTGATTTGTCTATAATGACAGGTTTTGCTATCTTAATTGGAGAAGCAGTAATAGGTTTTTATAAGAAAATACATGCTATAAATTTTGGTGTCTACGGGGCGACAATGGTTGGTAAAACAACTCTTAGTAAACAATTGAGAACAAGAGGAGAAGTCCCACAGGTAAACAAAAGAACAGTAGGTCTTCATAGAGCAAGTAGAAAAAATGTAAAAATTGATGGTGATTCTCATACTATCAAAAGCGCCGATATTGGTGGAGAAGCAATCTATTGGAAAGAATGGGTAAAAGATATGCAAAGTCGTAAAGTGCGATATGTTATTTTTATGATAGACCATAGGCACTTAGATTCTGTTTCTAATTTAGACCATCAATTGGCATGGAAGTTTTTAGTAGACACAATAGTATCAAACACATGGCCTACCGGAAGAAAGAAAAAAGAAGCAGATTACCCTATGGCTGTGGGAATATGGGCTAATAAATATGACATATGGGGAGAAAAATACCCATTGATTGAAGGTCAAACTATAGACAAACATGAAATATTCGAACCTTTTAAATATGGAATGAGGCAGTTAAACGATAAGGGAATACCTTGTTTCAAGTATATTGTTTCAGCAAAATCCGACCCCGAAATGGTATATAGAGGCGTAACGACGATGATAAAGGATTATTGATTAAGATGTATAACAACCAAGTAATAGGACAAAGTACGCCAAACCCTGCGTTTGGTAATTTTAATATGACTCCGCTACAACAAGCGAGAGCAAGCGGAACAGTAACAGAATACAGATTTGTTGCCATAAAACCAAAAAAACAATTAGCAGAACTAACAGCCGTATTGAAATCCGAACCTAAAAAGTTCTTAGGAATTAAATATGGTAAGAAATTTAATTTAAAAGATAGGTGTGTAGTGTGTGGTTTCCATCATATTTGGGAACAGGGTGATTTTATGAGGCCACCAATACCACTAGACCGAGTTACTAGAGGTAGGCCACTAATGGGAACATATTGTCCTAAACATGCTTCTATGTATATGCAATTAGAAATGCTACAACAGCAAATCTTAGCAGATAAACACGGCTTAGATTTTAAAGCCTTTAAACCTAGAATGCCTAAAATGCTTAAAAGTGGGCCATTAACTAGTTTAACTAAAAACGATGTAGCGTCTTTAACTTCAGCAGGATGGTTTATAAAACCACCCGCACTAGCGGATAATAAGACCGCTACTCAAGAAGTGATTAGATTATTAACTGAAGTAAATATTATGACAGATAGAATAAATCATTTAATGTTAAACACTCAAATTAAAGTAGAAGAAGAGGCAAAAGAGGAATAATCATGGGAATATTAGGAACAAGCAATGGAACAGTGTTGGCATCAGTACAACAACAAAGCGACCAACAATTTAAGAATGTAAATAACTTACTATCTTTACAAGACAACCATGTGGAAGAATTTTTCCAATACCATGGAGAGCATTTCTTAACGGCTCTTGAAAAATTAATGGAAGATGTAACCGAAAGAGTAGTATCTCAAATGTTGAGTAAATTGGCATTTAACAGCACTGGTAATAATATAACGGTAGATGCGGATTGTTTAAGAGAGTATGAAAGAATAACTCAAGAGAATATTGATTTAGATATTCAAAAACTTTTACAGTCTGCTATTAATACTGAAGTAGTTAATCAAAGAAAAATGGCTAAACAACAGTATCTTGAATCACAAGGATTTAATGGGGCTGCTGGAAATATGCCTATGCAGCAACCAACCGCAGGTATGGCAGTAGCAGGATTAACAGGACAAACTCAACAATATCAACAAATGCAAGGTGCTATGAATAATGGTAGTGGTTATCCTATTCCTCCTAATGGAACTGATGGATATGGAAGACCATATTGGATTGACCAACAAGGACAAATGAGTTATGAACCTCCACAAAGCGGTTTAGGTTTAGGTGGAGCAATTCAAAAAGGTGCTGCTTGGGCTAAATGGCTAATGTGAGGTGATTCCTGTGGATGTTGTATGGGGTAGCAGCAATATTGATGTTGATGCTGATTTTGGTAAAAATAAAATTATAGAACAAGTTAAAGCAGGTATCAAGGAAAGTAAAAAACCTAAACAAGATTTGGATTTTTTTTATAATTATGCCAAAGCAATAAAGGCAATTGATGATGATGATTCTCTAACCGAAGAAGAACAAGAAACCAAAATAGATAAACTAGAGCAAAAGATTACTAACATTTTAAAAGATTTTTTTCAGCAAGAACCACTAGTTGATTATCTTAAGGTTGATGGAAAAGACTACGGTTGGGATAGGTATTCTACAAGAAGAACAGGAAAAGAAGGTAGTGCTAAAAACACCGCTAATATACTGTACGCTGAACAACAGAAATTAAAAGACATAAAAGATGGCGATGTTAGAGAAAGACTAATCGGAGTAGGTGCATTGAAATTCGGGGGCAGGGACTCCCAAGAACTTAATCTTCCTCCTTTTAATTTTAGAGAATTCTTAACTGAGCAGACAACTGAAATACCCATACAAGAAGATATGGTGTTAAGAGAAATAGAAAACAAAGAAACTAATGAGCGCACAGGTACATTTTCATTTAAGCCGGAAGGCGACATAAAGAAAGATGGTAAAAAT